ATATTGAAAAGTTTACAATGCATGACATTACTTTTAGACCGAATGAGATCATTCATATTAAAGAAAACTCTTTTCATTCAATCTATCGAGGTGTTCCTCGTTTAAAACCTGCACTGCGTACTATGATTCTTATGAAGAATATGCGAGCTTTTCAGGATAACTTCTTTAAGAACGGAGCTGTACCCGGATTGGTACTAAAATCACCTAATACGCTTTCCGAGAAAATCAAAGAACGAATGATGGTTTCTTGGCAAGCACGTTACCGTCCGGATGCAGGTGGTCGACGACCTCTTATCTTAGACGGTGGAATTGAAGTAGATTCTATATCTAATGTGAATTTTAAAGAATTAGATTTTCAAAGTGCTATTTCAGAAAATGAAAAGATTATTTTGAAGGCGTTAGGAATACCTCCTATTATGATGGATTCTGGTAACAACGCCAACATTCGCCCAAATATGCGACTATATTATTTGGAGACTATACTTCCTATAGTTCGAAAAATTAATTATGGACTAGAAAGATTTTTTGGTTTTGAGCTAAGTGAGGACATTACTAATATCCCCGCTTTGCAACCTGAGTTACGAGACTCATCTGCGTATTATACTTCACTAGTAAACGGTGGTATTATCACAGCAGCAGAGGCAAGAGAACGATTAGGTTTCGAAGCTATTGAAGGCACAGAAGAAATAAGAGTTCCTGCAAACATCGCAGGTTCAGCAGCAAACCCAGACGAGGGTGGACGCCCCGTCGAAGAACCGGAGGAATAATGGGAAGTTTAAGACAAAGAGGCAAAGTCCTCGAAGCAGTATCAATGGTAATGCTAGAAGAAGGTAAGATACTTACTAAGCGTGAATATGAGCATATTGAAACACGCACACCTATCCGAGCAGGACTTGTACTGAATTTTTTTGGAAGTTGGAGCCGTATGTTAGGTATTATGGAGAACGCTCTTCCAGAAGTGTGGGCAGAAATTAAGAAGAAGGAAAATCCTCCTCCTAAACCAAAACCTGCTCCACCAAAAGTACCTACGCCTGCACCTAAGGCTGCGGTCAAGCCTGCTGTTAAACCAGCAGTAAAAGAGGATAAAGATGATGAATAAAATCTTTAATCTGACGTCTACTTTCAAGACTCATGAACAGGACGATGGTTCTGTCATGATTCGTGGGATGGCAAGCACGGCTGACTTTGATCGCGCGGGTGATTCCATCTCAGCAGAAGCATGGCAGAAAGGTGGACTACAGAACTTTGAAAAAAATCCAATTATCTTATTTAATCATGATTATGATAAACCAATTGGTAGAGCCACAGGTCTGAAAGCAGGACCAAATGGCTTAGAGTTAGAATGTAAGATTAGCAAGTCAGCACCTGCTAATGTTGCAGAATTAGTTAAAGATGGTGTTCTTGGGGCCTTTTCCGTAGGTTTCCGAGTCAAGGATGCTGATTATATTAAGGAAACCGACGGATTAATGATTAAGGACGCTGAGTTGTTTGAGGTATCGGTAGTATCTGTGCCATGCAATCAATCAGCTACTTTTTCGCTCGCGAAGTCTTTTGACTCATCTGATGAGTACGAAGAATTCAAAAAAACTTTCACAAATCGTGTAGATCTAGCAGGTCAGTCTCTGGCTAAGGATGAAGATATTACTTCGGGAATAGCTAGTGACACCACACCTCAAAGCGCGGACATTAATTCCGCAGATCAGGAGATCAAGATGGAAAATCAAAACATCGACTTGGAAGCTTTTGCAAAGAAGGTAGCTGAAGATACAGCTGCTAAGATTGCTATGAAGCAAGCCGAGCAAAAAGCAGCTGATGAAGCAGACGCCAAAGCACAAGCTGAAGCAGACGTTGAAAAAGCACAGGCTGTTGAAGCCGAAGAAATCCGCGTTAAAACTGGCGTACAAACTGGCGTTGAAGCCCTTATGGCAGACGTTGAAGCTAAGCTAGCTGAGAAAGACGCAAAAATTGACGAAGTACTCAAGCAGTATAAGTCTGAACTCGAAGAGAAATCAGCAGAGATCGATGCTATGAAAAATAGCAAGAAGTCTTTCACTGACCGCTCTTCTAAAGGTGATGTATCTAAGTGGGGACAAGAGTTCCTTAAAGCTCACTTGTTGGGTGTTATGACTCGTAAGGGTATGAACACTGAATTTGGTATCGAGCTTCAAGAGAAGGCAGGTATTGACTACACTACTAACGCAGCTGATATTGATCAGGAAGTTTCTAGTCTCATCGAGAAAGAAATCATGAATGAGCTGAAAGTAGCTCGTTTGTTCCGTGAAATCCCTGTAAATGGTGCAGCAACTGTACTTCCTATCCAGCCTGACGTTGACGCGGCTGCATGGGCAATCAATGCTACCTCTGGTAACTTGCAGAATCAAGGCAACTCTGGCGGCAACGCTAATAAGTTCCAGCCTAAGCAAGTAATCCTGAACGCTTATCGCTTGATTTCAAGCTCGTTCATGGACAACGATGTAGACGAGCAAGTTCTTATTAACTTGATGCCTATGATTGTTGAATCAGTAGCTCGCGCTCACGCAAAAGCTGTTGAATCTGTTGTTCTTAACGGTAATGGCACTATTGTCGGTCTTGACGGTGTTGCAGCTACTCATGGCACAACTCTTGACATCTCTGATGCAACCAAGATGACTTCAGCTCTCTTGCTTGCAGCACGTCAAGGAATGGGCAAGTACGGCTTGAACCCAACTGATTTGGCCTACATCGTAAGTCAGAACATGTACTACGACTTGCTTGAAGATGCTAGCTTCCAGACTTTGGACGAAGTAGGATCTGATCTTGCAGCTCGTGTAACTGGTACTATCGGAGCCGTTTACGGTACTCCAGTAGTAGTATCTGATCAGTTCCCTGCAGAAGCAGCAGGTATCCCAGCAGCATTCGCATGTTACACTCGTAACTACGTAATGCCTCGTCTTCGCGGTGTAACCGTTGAGCAGGATTACGAAGTAATGAACCAGCGTCGCGTTATCGTTGCTAGTCAGTCTCTCGGTTTCGAAGAAATCGTTGCAGGTGCCGGTGTAGACCAGCCTTGTGTTAAGATTGATCTTATAGCTTAATACTGAAAAGTATAGAAACGAGGGGGAGTTTATCTCCCCTAAGTTTTTACTAATGGACTTATAAATGGCAGATTTAATTACAATTGACGAATATAAAACTTCGGAAAATATCCAAAGTACAAAAGAAGATCACCGTATCAATTCTTTGATCTCGGCCGTAAGTGCATTAGTAAAAACTTATTGTGGTAATAGTATTGTAGACCACTACTCAACAGATAAAGTAGAAACGTTTTCAATTAACTGGTCTACTAATTTAGTACAATTAACAGAAACACCTATAGTATCAATTGTGTCTGTAGAGGAAAGGGATGATTATAGTTCTAGTTATACTACTGTACCGGCCACCGAGTACTTTATGGATGCTTCCATAGATGGAGTTTACAGAGTAAGTACATCTGGCGGCGCAAAGATGTGGCCAGGTGGTCCTGCCTCTGTAAAAATTACTTATAAGGCGGGATACTCGGAATGTCCTGCAGACTTACAATTGGCAGTAATTGATTTAATTACCTACTACATGAAAGACGAGCATAAAGCGCGTCAGACAATAGCAGGTGCGAGCATCCAGAACAATGCTTCTTCAAGTCAGAGAAACAATGTAGCGTTTCCTGACCATATTAAACGTGTTCTGGATCTGTATAAGAACTTTTAGATATGGCGAAGGTATATAAGCCTAGAACAGTTAAAGGGATCTCGGATAGACTAGCAAGAGATGTGTTTGTATCCTCAAAAGTTTTAAGAAAAGCAATAGATCGCGATAAAACAATACAACAACTGGCAATTATACCTGGTAAGTATGCTGAGAGGTATGAAACTCTCCGTAAAGCTACTGAGGCTATGGTTCAAGAGTTTGGAGAAGGCTCTAGAAAACTGGTTCCAGGTACTAGACTCCAAGTAAGAAGTGCTCAACGTATTTTCGGAGGCGGAGGAAACTTCAGGCAACATAAAAGATTCCTAGAGCAAATAATGCCAGAGATGAAAGAGTCTCACGAGCTAGGGCACAAAAATATTAGCGTTCTCAGAGGCAACATGTCTCTGGCTTTAGAAGGTATGGAGGATTCGGATCCTCGTAGACCTCATTTAAGAGCTTTATTTCAGGTAGCAAAAGAATTAGACAAAATAGTGTCTGAGAACGATTTGCACAAAGTAGACTTAGACTATTTGCTGGAACAGGTTGAAAAA